CTATAGTTTAACGGTTAGAATGTTAGCTTGTCACGCTAATGATGAGAGTTCGATTCTCTCTAGGATCGTAATCAGCGAGTAATCGTTGATTAATTGTAAACCTAATTTACTCTATGAAACTAACACCTATCGCTGCAAATCGTAACGTAATTAGTTACAATGACGGCACTGAAGTATTCTTTAGTTATTCTACTCCAGTTGCAGGTTATTCTAATGAATTAGGTTATGTTAGAACAGAAGATTGGTATTCTTCAACAACAACTAGGCACATAAACAAGTACCTAAATAATATTGAAGCTACCACAGTTCCACAGCAAACTATCAACGAACTTTCACAATCGAGTCGCGATGTAAAACAACCTTCAGAATTAGAAGCACTATCTAACACTGAATGGGGCAAGAATCACTTAGAGGTCGTAACATTATGACCTCTTTTATTGTCCTAATTTGTATTATTATTTTATTGTACATTTTCCTTAAAAATACTATTAACCATGCCTAAAATCTCGTCTGAACTATTATTAAAGATATATAATAAAGCAAGGACGCAGACAAGGACGCAGGTATATAAACCTATCCGTAAACACTACAACCTTCACCTATTTGGCTAATTATGTCACACACTAATCAACCAGAGTATTTTACTATTAACTCTATTTGTCCACACACTGGAGATGTAACTAACCTTGGTATCTTTGAAGATATGAAGGCAGTTGCCTTTAGATTACGCAGATGTTATACATCATGTGGTGATGAATATAGAATAGTATGTCATCACTTAAGCACTGCTGCATATGAACTTGAAGGATTAGAGGAGCAAGAAGAATCTCGTACTGAATATAAAGCCAAGGAGGCAGAGAAGGAAAGAAAGCTTAAAGAATATGATGAATGGAAAGGACAGATACAACAAGATCTTGAATTACCTGATATCAAAGCAGAGTATCAAACGGTGGCAGCATGAAGTATCACGTAACTCTACAATCTGGCAGGGACTTTATACTCAACTCTGGGTATGATGTATATGAAGCTGCTTATGATGCCTATGAAGAGGCATGTTTACACGACGACTATTTAGTAGATGTAGTACCTATCTATGACTAAAAAGAAACGCTATTACCCTAACAAATGCGCTAAACTTAGAGCCGTACCTGCTGAAATGTTCGAACCTATAGAGTTTGATGACTTTATGGAGTGGAAAATAGCAGGTTGGCAAATACCTAATGAAGTTTTGTGTATAATTAGAGAAGAAGATCCTAGATCTGGTAAAATAAAAGAGTTCACATATAAACGTGAACACGCCGCTAGAAAGAAGACTAGAGAAATCATGGACGCAGGGAATCATTTTGTTATATGTACTGCTAACAATTTAGAACATATGAAACCAGAGGAGGACTGGGCTGATGACGAGGACTATTGATGATATATATTCTTATCAAAAGCAAGCATTAGATCTAATAAACAAGGATCATCCGCATTATGATGAGATAAGATTATTATTAACTGAACAAATACTTGATGAAGTAGATGACCTCACTTCCACTTATAGAACAACAACTGAAACTTGAAAGAGATCAGGTAAGTCAAGGTCTTAAGTGTCTAACTGATAATACTATTAAGCTAGAGAATAAAAGCTATGCTTCAGCTACAGTATATGGTATTGCATCCATTGATTCACTATTACCTTTATTAGTTAAACACATAGAGGATACTCACAATCGAATCCACGCTGGTCATACTGGCGTAGCATTTAAAGATATACATCAATATCTTAATGGTTTAGAGCCCTTAGCAGCCGCTGCAATCGCTTGTAAGGTGACCTTTGATAAGGTCTTTAGCTTCAAGGAGGGTAGCAACTTTGCGGTCAATGTGTGCGATTCTATAGGCCATGCAATAGAGGATGAATGTCAGATAAGACACTATGAGGAAGTATGTCCAGGACTCTTAGAAACATTAAAGGAAAACTATTGGCATAAATCAATAGGCACCAATCAAAAGATTGTTGTAATTAAGACTTTAATGAAGAGATACAATGTTGAACATTGGGTACCTTGGAATAGATCTATTCGAGTTAAGTTAGGAGGCTGGCTATTAGATTGTATTATGGAATCTAGTGGTTGGTTTACACACACTAAACTAAGGGAAGGACGCAAGACAACTACATACGTCCTACCTACACCAGAGTTCTTAGACATTAAAGATGATGTTATTGAGAAAGCTGAACTATTTAGTCCGTTAGCTTGGCCAATGTTGGTTGAACCTAACGACTGGGGAAACGGTAAGAAAGGAGGTTACATGCTTAATGAGGTCATGGAAGGACATGATCTTGTAAGGCGTGGAGACCGCCACCGTATACAGGGAGAAATACCACTCGCCTTCTTAAATAAAATACAGAAGGTTGGATATAGATTAAGTCCCTTTATAGTAGAGACTGCTAGGTTTTTACAGAAGAAAGGAGTGGAAGTCGGGAAGTTTCTCCCTATTATTCACTACGATCTACCACCTAAACCTGTAGATATAGCTGATAACGCTGAGAGTCGGAAGACGTACAGACGTAAGACAGCTGAAGTATTGAATAAACAAGCGCAGGAAACAAGGAGGTCATGCCGTACACGTATGACAATGAAAGCGGTTGATAAGTTCTACGATAGAGAAGAGTTCTTTATACCGTGGTCTTTCGATTACCGTGGCAGGGCATACCCTATACCTGCATTCCTGACACCTCAAGATACAGACTTTGGTAAGTCACTCATAAGATTTTCTAATGAGTCACCTGTTACCTTTGATTCACATAAATGGTTAGCATTTCAAGTAGCTACTACCTATGGTAGAGATAAAGATACTTGGGATGAAAGACAACAGTGGGTCAAGGATAATATGGATATCATCACACGTGTAGCATCAGATCCTATAGATAATATAGGTGACTGGGAAGCAGCCGAGGAACCTTGGCAATTTCTTGCTGCATGTGATGAGTTCTATCACTGTGTTGTCTTACAAGATCGTCCTACTACAGGACTAATGATAGCAACAGACGCTACATGTAGTGGTCTCCAAATACTGGCAGGATTAGCACGTGATAAATCTACTGCTAAACTTGTTAATGTATTACCATCTAGTAGACCACAAGATGCATATGCTGTAGTTGCTGAGAAATCTAAATCAAATATACCTGAGATCCTGCATGAACACTGGGATCGTAAGTGTGTCAAAAGAACAGTCATGACCATACCATATAATGCTAAGCCATTTAGCAACAGGTCATACATCAAGGATGCACTAGCTGAGAAAGGTATAGAGATAGAGAAAGATGATCTCACAATCGTTGTGCAAGCGGTTAGAGCTGCCATGAATGATGTGGTACCTGGCCCGATGGCAGTAATGAAATGGATTGAGACTGAGGTAGCTAAGGCTATTAAACGAGGAGCTACACATTTAGAATGGGAAACACCATCTGGATTTGTTGTAGTTCAACGGTTAATGAAAAAGAAAGTAGAGACTATTGACCTTAAGTTATTAGGTCGTTGTCGTTTAAATGTAGCTACCAAGGATGGAGATCAAATAGATAGAAATAGACATAAAGCTGCTACTGCACCTAATCTAATACACTCACTAGATGCTAGTCTATTACATCTAAGTGTACAAAGATTTGATGCACCCATAGCATTGATTCATGACAGTGTGTTAACAAGAGCTACAGATATGTCATTACTTGCTACAATAGTAAGGGAAACATACATGCATTTGTTTGCTGAACATGATTACCTAACGGAATTCGCTTCACAAATTGGAGCGGAAACTGAACCACCGATTATTGATGACTTAGAACCAGCATCAGTAATTGACTCCACTTATTTCTTTTGTTAAATGTATTCATTATTTGATAGCTTCTTTGCACCGCCTACAATTCTTGTTGTCTCTGAAGAGAGGCTCAAGGAGGCTGAGAAGAAGCAAAAGCAGAAACAATTAGACTCACTCGATGAGCGCATTAAGCAACTCACTGAGTACAGAGCAGAACTCGCTAAAGATGTAGAACCACAATCGCTTGAGGAGGCTCTCACTGGTGAGTAGAACTATCCACAAAACTGACAAACCTGTTACCCTTGAGGGATTCCAAGCTATACTAGCTCCTAGTAAGTTTGGTTACTCATTGGCTGCTATTGTTGACAGTGATACTGTTGACAAATTAGAAACTGAAAGATCTGAAGTTCTTAAGTGGGCTGAATCTAAGCTTAAGAATCCTAAGCGTAGTACACTCAAACCCGAACCATGGGAAGAGGTAAGCGAAGGTAAGTATAAGATTAAGTTCTCTTGGAATGAAGATAACCGTCCTCCTGTGGTAGACACAGAGGGCACTCAAGTAACTGACACAAAGACTCCATTATATGCAGGATCTACTGTTAAACTGGGTTTCTACCAAAAGCCTTACATTCTACGGGATGGGGTTACCTATGGTAGCAGCCTTAAGTTGGTTGGTGTTCAAGTTGTCTCAGTAAAAGGTGAGGCTGGCGTTGATACAGGTGATTTAGATGCTGATGCAGTAGCTGAACTATTCGGTAAGTCATCAGGATTTAAGACAGCTGATCCTAACGTAACACCTACCACCAATGACGAAGAAGAAGACTTCTAAATTCAGGTCAAAACTTGAAGAAAATATTGCAACATTACTTGATGGTTTGGGAGTTTCGTTCGAGTATGAGTCTGAGAAACTTGGTTATACAATTGAGCACAGCTATACTCCTGATTTCGTGCTTCCAAACTATACATATCTTGAGGCAAAAGGATACTGGTC